CAATGGCAGATGCAAGAGCCATGATGCAAGATAAAAGATATTTTGATCCACGTTATAGGGATGATGCGTATGTAGCAAAAGTAGATGCTGCATTTAGAATGTTAACAAAGTAATGATCTACATAGAAAAAACAATCCCTGATGATTGTTTTAGATTAGCTCCCAATCTACAACAGCTAGATAAGTATGAACTAGCTACAATGGGAGTTGATCCTCTTACTGCTCTTATAAATCCATTTAGATATAACAGACCTAATACACATACGTTTACTATTTTTGAAAAAGATACAGATGAAATTGTAGCTATATGGGGTGCAATGCCAGTTAGTAAAACTAATCCTAATAGAGCAGCAGTATGGTTTTTAGCTAACGATTTATTTTATAAAAACAAAAAAAGTATTATAAAAGCTAATCTTAAATGGGGTCCATACTTAGAATCTCATTATACATTCTTATTTAATTTTATAATAAAAGAGCATGAACGTAGTATTAATTGGTTAAAATGGCAGAAATATTGCTTTAGTAAGCAACCAGTACTTGTAAATGACATAGAAATGTATTACTTTTATAAGCATCTACCAAAGGTAGATGTAGATATACAGCCCATTATTTCGGAACTAGGCCCTAAATGGATAACCGAACTGAAGGATAAAGGACAACTGTGAAATATTAATTTAATTTAACAGGAGATAAAAGATGAGTACATCAATATCAACTGCCTTTATTAAACAGTTTGAAGCAGAAGTTCATATGGCATATCAACGTATGGGTTCTAAATTAGCGAATACTGTAAGGCAGACAAAAAATGTAAAAGGTAGCCAAGCACGTTTCCAGAAAGTAGGGAAAGGTACAGCCGTTACTAAAAATCGTCATGCTGAAGTTCCAACAATGGATATTGCTCACAGCACAGTTGACGTAACACTAGCTGATTTTTATGCAAGTGATTATGTTGATACACTAGATGAGTTAAAAACAAACATAGACGAGAGACAAGTTCTAGCTCAATCTGCTGCGGCAGCTTTAGGTAGACAAACAGACCAACTAATCATTGACGTACTGGATGCAGGTTCAAACTCTGCAAACATTGCTCATGGTTCTGCGGCATTGACACTTGCAAAAGCGTTGACAACATATGAGACATTTGGTGAAGCTGATGTTCCTGATGACGGTCAAAGATATTTTGTAGTATCACCTGCTGGATGGGCTGACTTGTTACAACTAGACCAATTCTCAAGAGCAGAATACGTTGGCGAAGGTGAACTACCTTACGCTGGTGGTATGACAGCTAAGAGATGGCTAGGGTTCTTATTCTTCACACATTCAGGATTGACACTTGCTAGTACAACTAGAGATTGTCATGCTTACCACAAATCTGCTATCGGTCTTGCGACAGGTGCTGATGTTAAAACTGAGGTAAACTACGTTCCTGAGAAGGTAAGTCATTTAACAACATCTATGATGAGTATGCAGGCTGTAGCTATTGATGCAGAAGGCTTCATGCAAATCCAGATTACTGAATAACGGAGGTTAATCATGGCTTTAACAGCAGCGAACTTAAAATTAATAGCAGGTGGTGGAACTGGAAATGTCTGGCATTACAATACAACAGATGCTCCAGCAACAGTTGCAGGCTCAGGTTATTTTAACGCAGTAACTACAAATCTAAAGCAATACGATATGATTTTAGTAGCTGGTACAACAGGTGGAACACACACTTTTGATTTATTAGGTGTAACTTCTGCGTCTGGTGCAGCAACTGTAACTTGCACAAACGGAACGTAAGTTCTAATTGAAAGTTGGGGGGTGGAATGACTACACCCATCCCTCAATTTCGTTTATAGAGAGGTATTATGTTATCAGAAACTAGATTTGATATATGCAACAAAGCCCTAGTGCTAGTGGGTGCTAACATAATAACTAGCTTTGAAGAGGCTACAACAGAATCAACGGTAGCTGGTCAGTTATACGAATCAACATTAGAAGCAATGCTAACTAGAATACGTTGGCGTTTTGCAGCTAAACAAGTACAGCTAACTAAACTAGCAGAGAATCCATTAGGTAGATTTCAATCGTCATATCAATTACCTTCAGATGCTTTGTTAATTCATACTGTAACAGTAAATAATAATGTTATTGCGTATGACAGATACGGAGATAAAATTTTTACTGACACAGGATCTAACGATACATTGATTTGTGATTATACTTTTCAAACAAGTGAAGCAGAGTTTCCACCATACTTTAAACAATGTATGGTATTTGAACTTGCAAGTTTATTTGCAGGTGCGATTGCAAGAAATGATAGCCTGTCTGAGCTGTATAGGGGAAGAGCATTAGGACAAATAGCTTTAGCTAAATCAACTGACAGCCAAGCACAAACTACTAAACGTATGGATGTTAATAGAATACGTAATAGAAGAAATCGCACTTCATTTAATAATGTTAACGCAACAGTATCGAGCTAATGGATGCCAATACAGAGAATACATCAAGCCAGTTTTGTAAGAGGCGAACTAGATCCTAAGATTGTATCTAGGGTAGACGTTGTTGCATATGAGCAAGGTTTGAAGAAAGCTCGTAATGTATTGACTTTAAATCAAGGTGGTATTGAAAGACGACCAGGCACAGTTGTTCGTGCAACAGCTCCAGGTAACGGCAGAATAGAACCATTTATTTTTAGTGATGATCAAGAATATATAATACTTTTTACTAATGCAGTTATAACTATATACAGCAGTAATGGTACTGCATTGCAAACTATTACATCAACTGGTATTGCAACAGCAGAGTTAATGGAGTTAACTATAACTCAGCAAGGCGATACTATGATTATTACACATAAAAGTTTTTCGCCTAGAATTTTACAAAGGACAGGTGCAACTACATTTGCATTGTCAGTTTTTCAATTTGATGTAAGTGTTAATGGTGAAAAAACATATCAACCTTATTTTAAATTTGCAAGTGATAGCATTACCTTAGATATAAATCAAACAGCAAAAGGACAAACAGGTGTAACCCTGACTACTTCTGCTGCCTATTGGACATCAGCTTATGTTGGTACACGTGTACGTTATCATGGTGCAGAAATATTTATTACAGGACACACATCTTCAACTGTGTTAACAGGCACATTATTAGATGATGTTGAAATAGAGTTAGATCCAAATCCATTAAGAACTAAACAAGGTAGTGGTATAGTAGAAGTAACAATGGTGCAACATGGTTTTTCTACAGGTGCAAGTATTGCTATATCAAATGCACAAGATATATTTGATGTAGATGGTGCTGGATTAGCAACAGCTAATTTAAATGGTACATTTAGTATTACTGTTGTTGATGATAATAGATTTACTTATACTGCTGGTAGTAGTGATACAGCAACTGAATCAGTAGATGGTGGTGGTGCTAGTGTAAAAATAGTAGGCCATCCACCTACAAGAAAATGGGATGAGCAACTTTATAGTGAGCCAAATGGTTTTCCTAGAACTTGTTGTTTTCACGAACAACGATTATATTTTGGCGGTAGTGCATCTGCACCTGATTATTTAACTGGTAGCAAAGTAGGAGCATTTTTTAATTTTGATGTTGGTAAAGGATTAGATGATGAAAGTTTACAAATGCAAATAGCATCAGATCAAATTAATGAGATAAGACATTTGGTAAGTGGGCGTGTATTAGAAATTTTTACCAGTGGTGCTGAGTTTTTTCTTAGACCACAAACAGGTAAAAATATAACACCAACAGATTCTATGATTGTTAGACAAACATCCTTTGGTGTACAACAAGCTGGTATGCCAAAACCATTTGATGGCGGTACTTTGTACATACAAAAAAATGGTAAGAACATAAGAGATTATGTTTTTGCATCTACTACAGAATTATTTGATAGTAACAATACTAGTCTGGAGTCATCACATTTAATTGTTAATCCTACTGATACAGCAACTGCTACATCATTGCCAGGCAGGACTGAACAATTTTATTTTTTAGTATGTGGTGATGGAACTATGTGTGTATACAGTAGTCAAAAAGAACAAAAGATATTTGGTTGGACACAATGGAATACTGATGGCAACTACAAATCTATTGCATCTCTGTCATCTACTATTTTTTCATTAGTAGAAAGAACTATTAATAGTAGTACTGCATATTACTTAGAGCAATTTGCAACCACACAATTTGATATACCTACTGATATGTCGTTTACTAAAACTATATCAAGCAGTTATCAACCACATGGTACAGTCAAAAACAAAGGTGCTGTTTCTAGTGGAGTTAGTCAGTTTATTATTGATGGTGCAACAGCTAGCCCAAGTCAAGGCGATACATTTCAATTTGCTGGTACTGGTACAACTCATACTATTACAAGTGTTACAGCTACAGGAACTACAAACGAATATGTAATATCAGTCAGTCCAGTTACAGCATCAATTAATGACAATACTGTATTAGTATTTTTAACCAGTCGTGTGTTTACTGGTATAACGCAAATAGGTAAGACAGTACATGCAACCTCAGGTTCGACCGAAGCAGGAGACTTTTTTTATTATGGTAGTGCTGTAGTAACATCAGCAGGTACAGCCACTTTTCCATCACCAGCAGCAGCTTGTGATATAGGTATGGACTATGACATTACGGTAGAAACTTTGCCACAAGATGTAAGACTAAGCGATGGTGTATTGACAGGTAAACCACGTAAGATAGGTAAAGCTATATTAGAATTATCAACTACATACAATGTTACGATTAATTCTAATCAAGTTTTAATTGGTAGTAATCCTAATGATGATACAACTGGATTGCAATCTTTGACAGGAAAGAAATCAGTACATGTACTTGGATATGAAGTAGATCCTACATTGACAGTATCGCAAACAGCGCCACTACCTATGAGGGTATTAGGTATAACATCGGAGGTTTATTTTTAATGTGTGATCCAGTTACAGCAGCAATTATAATAGGACAAGGTGCTAGTATGATTCAAGCTAAAAAAGCACAAAAGTCTGCGGATGCCATAGCACAAGCATCTTTTGATGCAGATATGCAACAAATTAAAGACAACAGAAGAGACGTTGCATTAGAGGCGGCACAAAAAGGAAACTCATTGGCGCAAATTTTTCAAGAAAAACAAGCATCTAATAGAGCCTTGTTACAAGGTAGTGGTATTGCTAGTAGCATGTCATTAAATGCGTTTTATAAAGATGCTATGGCTACACAAAAACAAGATTTAAATTCAGTTGCATTAACAGCAGGTAGAAAATATTCTGACTTAGCTTATAAAGCACAGGACTCAAGATTGCAATTAGCATCTAAAAAAGCAGCAAGCAAATCAGCAAAAGATTCTGCGTTCATTAAAGGAGCAACAGGTATTGCTGAAGCAGCAGGAGGATTACAATTTAATAAAGGTCAACAAGTAGGTTCTGGAAGTAAAAACTATAAATTTTACACACCGTCAGATAAAGCGTTAAGCGAAAGTTCATCTTTTAAATCGAGGTTTAAAACTTAATGGCATATCAAAAATCAAGAAGAACTCAATTTAATCCTGCTGACATAAGAGTCAATAGAGGGCAGAGCCTGTCGCAGTTTGGAACTACCTATGCACAAGCAGCATTTAAACAAGTAGATGAAGTACAAAATTTACTTGATAAAAAACTAGATGATTACATTGCAGCACAAAAATTAGAAGGAACTGAGTTAGCAGAAGGCACACAAATTATTAAAGAAACTCAAGAGTTTGTAAATGAAGATGGCACAGTAATGACATATGATGTGCCTGTATCTTATGACCGACCAGAAAAGTTAATTAAAACCAAATGGGCTGCTAATACATATGATGAACAAATACAAAAAACATATACAGATTCGTTAATAGGTTCATTAAATGAAATAGTTTTAAACGAGAAACAACAACAAAAGATGACGGTTGATTACGATCAAACTGTACCTGAAAGCAAATTGTTATTTGAAACTAATGTTAATGAAGGTGTTAATGCATTAAGAGGTACAGTACCAGAAAGATATAGAAATTATTTTGATGAAAAAACAAAACAATTTGTTAATGCTGCAACAACTGAACTAACTAACAGACAGGTTGTTAAAAGAGAAAAATATTTTGCTGCATTAGGAAAACTAAATAGAGATGAAGCAGATAGCTATCATGTTGCTAATTTATTAAATCCTAATTTTAAAGAAAAAGATAATGCATTAAAAGAACAATATGATGAACAAGCACAAGCTATGGCAAATGGTGATGCTAATGCAAAAATATGGATGGATGAAACATATCCTGCAATGTTAGAAATGAATGAGATGGCTAAGTTTATTGCACCTTATTTTCAAGTTGATTACAACGATCCAAACTCAATACTAAAAACTATACACAATTTAAATACTTTAGAGCAAATATTTAATAATGAGTCTAACCCTAATTTAATGATTAAGGGAGAGAGTGGAGAAGCGCTTACAATCAAATCTTTAAGAGATGCAGGTTATAACGTAGACAATATTGTTAATAGAAAAAAGTTTCAATCAACATTTTCAAGAGCCAAAGAATTATTAAAAGAAAGATTAACTAAACGTGCTGATGAAACATCAGCGTTAGATTACAAATCTCGTGCCGACAATTTACCTTTAAAAATGAGACCAAGTGAAACTCCTAAAGTTAGAGAAAACTTTGCGCAGTTTCTTTTAATACCAGGCTCAGAACTAAACGATCAAATTGTACCAGAATTTATAGCTTACTTAAATATAGAAAATAAAAGAAAAGGATTAGGGCCATACAATACAAAATTTAATTCTGATAATATGTTTGAACCAGGCAATGAAGGAATGAGGCAACAATACTTTACCTATGTAGCAGGAAAATATCAGGTATTGCCAACTGATTTGAATAAACAATTAACTGATAACGCAGGTTCTTTGGTAAGTTTAGTTAAAACAGGGCAGCTAAGTGGTGATACAAGACAATTAATTGAAAAAGTAATTAATTTGCCAGCATTTAAAATGGTGCGTGGCATTATTATGAATAACAAATCTGGTGATGCTAGATTTATTTCTATATTAGAAAATGTACCAGGTATTGATGATGATCAAATTAGATTGCTAAATCAAATGTTTCGTATGTATGCTCAAGATCCAAATCCAAATGATGCATCTAATCGTATAATTAATGTTTTAATTCAACAAAAAGAAAACGAAAAAAACTTTATTAGAAGATCAGGCTTTGAAGATGCTGCTGAAATAAATGAAGCAATAGAAACAAATATTGAAAGCAGTTTAAGCTCAGTTCTTTTTGATCCAGACAATATTATTGATCAAAGATATATGCAGGTAGCAAAACAAGCAATCTATGAGGAGTTAATGTTAACCAATGAATCATTCCAAAAAGGTAGGTTAGGAGATATTATTCCTGAAACTGTGGCAACTGTTACCAA